TAAACACATACTCTTGATTTTTAAAGTGACTAGGTTTTAAATCACCGTGATCTGGCATCTGTACCATAGCGTTCATATAAAAACTTGGAAGTTCAAAGTGTCCAAACATATATTTGGCTTTAATCTTTTCAATCTTCTTCCATTCTTCTCCTACAAGCCACGGAACTAGTGCAACATCTTCTTCTTCGTAGATTTCATCTACTAAGGTGATACCTTCAATATGTTTTCCAAAAATAGTTGAGCTTACATCACGCTTGTCTTTGTAATACAAGTCGTGATTACCAACAAACATATAAAATTTGTCAAACGCTTTGCCTAGTTTTTCAAGACTGCGAATAGTAGCATCCATAGTAGTAAGGTTAAGACTATTCCTATTATGGTGCCAGTCTCCGCAAAAAATGCCTGTTTCGCATCCGTTTGCTTTTGCTTGCTCGATAAACCAGTCAACAAACTCTTCGCAATCATCATTGTGTGTTCTACTGTTGCCTTTTAAGCCAAAGTGTATGTCTGTAAAGACAGCCGCTTTTTTAAACAAAATATGTTCTCCATTATTATCACACTAATAGTATAGCGTCATAAATTATTACTGTCAAGATGTTTTTTTCGGATTTTCTTGTTGTTCTCTAGCCATAGCAGCGTCCCATTCTGCGTTATGTTGTCTAGTATAACTAGGATTCATGTCATTCATCTCTAAAATGTCGTCTCTAATGTTTTGATTGCGTTTTTCAAGGTTGATTACACGAACAAACGAGTTTGTAACTGCCGCAGTATAGTAAGCAAACGGATTATTTGATTTAGATTCGTCAAATTGTAGTCCTATCTGTGCAAGTTGTAGGATTGCTTGTCCTCGCATCTCGTCATTATAAGTGTATCCGCGAACATTACCGCGTGTTGCATAACGATCGCACAATTTCATCCACATTCGAGCTAATTTTTCTGTTGCTTGAGCATGACTTTTACTAAAATGTCCGTTATCCATGCCGCCAACCCAATGACTTTTGCCTACAAGCACTAATTCGCCTTCGTCATTAAATTTATAATGTTGAAAAGGTGGAAAATTTAGTTTAATTTTTGTATCCGCTACAGTTTTAGGATTTTTTTTACGTCCTGGCTCGTCTGGAATATGTTCAAATGTCATAATCCTAAAAATTAATTCTTCTTTTGTAATCTTTTTATAGTCTACTTCGCAATCTGCTTGTTTAACTTTTTCGCCTGCTAGTTTACGAGCCTGATAATCAGCATCACTTAGTCGTTTTGCTTTATTGCGTTTTGCTTCAGCAATGGTTCTAATGTTAATTTTGTCAATATCGTCTAAAATAATATCAAATTGAGCATACTCAGGATCAACAAAGCTAGAAAACTTTGATTTTGATTTGTGTATCTCTTTTAAAATATCTTTATTATTGAGATAATTTACTTTCCTCATAATTTCTCCTATTAATCATTACATTATAATATACGTAGATAATTTTGTCAACTAAATAATACTATAGGAGACAAGCATGGCAAATGATCCAACAAGTAGTCAAGAAAACTTAGTAGGTAGTGCATTAGAAGCAGGCGAAGGTATCGTCAATACTGTTATTACAAAACCTATTCAATCCGTTACTGACAGTATTTCTGATACAGGCTTTGGCAAAGCTCTAAGAGCATTTGGTTTATTACCTGGAGCAGTTCCTACTGGTGGCATTGGGTTTACAGCAGCAAATTGGGGTTCAAAAGTTGACTTAGATTGGCGTGTAAGATTATCTGTGCCAAATTCATACAAAACAAGTCCAGTATTGCAACCACTACTTGAAACTGACGGATTTATGTTTCCTTATACTCCTCAAATTATTATGGAACATAGTGCTAACTACAATTCTTTACATCCTACTCATAGTAATTATGCCTTTCCAGCATATCAGAACAGTCAAGTGAATGCTATGACAATCATAGGAGATTTTTTTATTGAAAATGAATTAGAAGGCCAGTATTGGGTTGCAGCAACACATTACTTAAGATCGATTACTAAAATGGCATACGGTGCTAGTTCAAATCAAGGGTCTCCACCACCTGTAGTAAAACTAAACGGATATGGAGATTTTGTTTTTAAAGATGTTCCGGTTACTATTCAGATGTTTACAGTTGAACTTCCAAACGATGTTGATTATATTCAAGTAGGAATAGGCGAAAATGGTACTTGGGTACCTACTCGCAGTTCTATATCAGTAGTTGTACAACCTACATACAGCAGAAATAGTGTTACTAATTTTAGTTTAGATGCGTTTGTTAATGGACAATATATTGTTGATGGAAAAGGATTTATCTAATGACAGCAGTATATAAATCTACAAGTCCGTGGCATACAACAATGACAGTTAATGATCAATATTTAGATATACTAAGTATCAGACCTGTTCCAGCTGAAGATGATGACATATTATATACTGTGCAACCTCAATATGCTTTTAGACCAGATCTATTAGCATATGATTTGTACGGAACAAAGGATCTATGGTGGGTTTTTTCACAGAGAAATATGGATATACTAAAAGATCCAATTAATGATCTTGTTCCTGGAGTTAAAATATTTTTACCTAAAGGACCAAACTTGACATCTTATTTAGGAGCCTAATATGGCAGAACAGTTAAATGAACTTTTACAACCTGTAGTTACACCAAGCGGAAATACAATTACTACCACTGCATCAAATGCAGTAAAATCTGCAGGATCTGCCGCTCTTAATACTGGAAATGTAATTGTAGGAGAAGTAGGCGGAGCAGTCGGCGGAATAGTTGCTGGAGCAATAGGAGAAGCAGTTGCTCCTGTAATTGACGTTGCACAAAAAACTAAACAAGTTGTTGATCTAATTCAAAATCCTAGTCTTGGCGGTGCGTTATCTCTTTTAGGTAGAGGATTTCCTCCTTATAGAAATGAACTAAATCAATTTGCAAGTTATAACTATATTTTTACGTTAGGCGCATTAACTAATTTAGAATTAAATTTTCCATTAAGTTATAGAACAGTTGGACCGTTACTTAAAATTATTAAAAGTGGAGGTACCGGTGGGAATAAAGTTCCTTCAATATATGAAGTTGATGGCATGGTAGAATTTTTTATTGAAGATGTTGAAATAAAAAATCACCTAGCACCAAATCCTGGTACACGCCTTAGCAATGCAACTTCAATTGATTTTAAAGTAATTGAACCATATAGTATGGGACAATTTTTCCATAACTTAAGAACAGCGGCGTTAGTTGCAGGGCATCCTAACTATCTTCAAGCACCATTTTTGCTTAGTATAGAATTTATTGGCTATGATGATGAAGGAAATATTAAAGAGCCGTTTTTTAGTAAAAGACACATTCCTATTAAACTAGTAAAGAGTGATATGGATGTTACAGAATCTGGTGCAGTTTATAGTGTTAAAGCTGTGCCTTACAATGAAACTGCCTTAATAGATCAAGTTGATGCAGTAACAACTGACGTCCAACTTAAAGGCAGAACAGTTGCAGAATTATTACAAACTGGCGCAGAAAGTTTAGCTTCTAAGATTAATACATTGCAAAGTGAACAAGTTAGTGCCGATCAAAAACCTGCAGAAGACTTTTATATTATCAGTTTTCCAAATCAGTCAATTATTGGCAGCTTATCAGGACCGCCTATTGGTAATACAGCAACGATTTCGGCCGGCGCAACAGATCAGTTTCAAAAATTATGGGAAAGTATTCGAGGTAGTGATGCAGGAGAAATACCAGCTGACTTACAAGAAAAATTAGCAGAACTTCCCGGCGCACAAGTGTTAGGTAGTCCACTAGCAGATCAACTAAAACAAACTGCTGCTATCGATATTAACGCAATTGGTAATTCAGAAATGAATTTGTATGGAACTCAAACGTGTGTTGCACCAGGCTTTCAAGATGCAGCATTTGTAGAAAACGAAGATGCTCCAGGTACTTTTACTAGAGGTAATATTACAGTAGGTGAAGATTTAGAAACATTTACTTTTAAAAATGCTACAAAAATAACAGATATTATTGAAGAAGTAGTTCTAGCTAGTAATTGGGGAAGAGACGCAATTCAACAAAAAGCAGATAAAACGGGCGATTATGAGTGGTTTAGAATTCATACTCATGTTTATAATAGCTCTAGTTTATTTGGAGGATTAGTTACTGGACAATCTCCTAAAATTTATGTTTATCGTGTAGTACCTTATCGTGTTCCGGCAACAGTGTTTTCTGCTCCAACATCATCTAGTATTTGGGATAAACTAGGTCAACAATCAAATGCATTAAAAGCATATAATTATATCTATACTGGAGAAAACAGCGAAATAATTAATTTTGATTTACATTTTAATCAGTCATTTTATACTGGTGCACAAGCTACTAGAGCACAAAGAAATTTAAGTCAAATTTTAGGCGGACAAAACTCATCTTCTACACCCGAAACACAGACTGCAACTACAACTGATACTGGTAGCGCCAATGGTGTTACTATGGGTCAAGAAACGGGTTCTGGTGTAGCAAGAGATAATCCACAGAATCAATCTCCGCAGCTTGCTGGCGGCGGCGGCAACAGAGATACTGCTTCTTCGGTTGCTTCTCAATGGAACGAAACTCTCATACATTCGAGAAATGACATGATAACAGTAGATTTAGAAATTAATGGAGACCCTTATTGGTTAATTGATGCAGGATTAGGTAATTGGTTAGGTATTCCTAACCCAGTAAATCAAGGAATAACAATTGAAGGATCTTGTAATCCAGTTAACAACATGGTCACTACAATTTTAAATTTTAGAACACCTATTGATTATAATGGTAAAGATGGATTTGTAAAATATCCATTAGGAGGATTTTTACCAATAGCTATGTTTAGTGGAGTATATAAGGTTATTTACGTTACAAATAATTTTAAAAATGGAAAATTTACTCAAACATTACAATTAGCAAGACTAAGAAATCATGATCTGTCTCCACAAGCAATTGGTAATGCAATTCTTAGTGCAATTGGAGGTTCAAGTGTAGGACAAGCATTTGGTCTTGGCAGCGAGAAAAATAGAATGGGCGGCGAAACACAGACTGAAGGATCTTAATTAATGGCAACAGAAACACGCACACCTAGAAAACATAATCTAAATTCAGGAATTTATTTAGGAAAAGTAATTAATCATTTAGATACTACTTTTATGGGTGGCCTTGAAGTTGAAATTGTAAAAAGAACTGACGGCGGCGCAATACAAAACTATGTACAGTGTAAGTATGCAAGTCCTTTTTATGGACAATCGCCTTACGATGGTTTAACAAATAACGTAGGTTACGAATATACACAAAAAAGTTATGGGTTTTGGGCAGTGCCACCAGATCCAGGTACAATGGTTATTGTTGTTATGCCTGAAGGAGATTATAGCCAAGCATATTGGATAGGTTGTGTTCCTGATCTAGGAATGAATTTTATGACACCTGGGTATTCTGCTACTACCTTTAATGATGTAGATAGCGGACTATCTTTACCAGCAGGCGAATTTAATAAAAAAACTGATCCTTCAGGAAACGATTATACAAAATATGAAAAGCCAGGAAACAATTTAGAAATTGATAGACTTGATTTAGCAGGTATTAAAGAAGACTGGGCTAGAGGAATTAATAGTTCAAGTGCTAGAAGAGAAGCACCAAGCATGGTATTTGGTTGGAGTACTCCAGGGCCAGAAGATTTAGACGGACCTAAGTACTCATACGGTAAACCAGGTGCACAAATTCAAAAACCTTTTAATCGTCTTGGAGGTTCAAGTTTTGTAATGGATGACGGAGACATGAGTTTGCTTCGAAGAAAGCCTGCAAGCGGAGACGAAGCAGACAAACCAAGTTATGCTAGTGTTGAAGCAGGCGAATCTGATGGAGACAAAACTTTACCTTCTAATGATTTAATACGAATTAAAACTAGAACCGGTCATCAAATTGTAATGCACAATACAGAAGACTTTATCTACATATCACATGGCAGCGGAAACAGTTGGATTGAAATGACTGGTAATGGTAAGATTGATGTTTATGCAAAAGATAGTATTAGTTTTAGAACTGAAAACGATATTAATTTTTATGCTGATAGAGACATTAATTTTGAAGCAAAACGTAATATGAATTTAAGTACTGATGGAAATTTCTTTTTGCACACTATTGGAAATTATGAACTTAAAGCAGATGCTGAAGGAAGATTAAGTGCTGATGTATCTACTAATATTACAGCACCTGAACATAGAGAAACTGCAAAAGACGGAATTTTTATGAACTCAACTCCTGCGGCAGTAGCGGCTGGTACAGCAACAAGACCTGTGCGTATTCCTACACACGAACCTTGGCCAGATCACGAAAACTTAGATCCAAAAACATTTGTTCCTGACAAAACAGAATCAATACCAGATAACGAACGTGTAGGAACATTTGTTAATTCTACACAAGAAGAAGCACCAGAGTTTCCAACACTTACGGATACTTTTAAGCGTCCAACATAATAAGGTAAATACGGTATGAGCACACTAGAAAAAAACTTATATAAGCAAGTATCAGTAAAGGGTAGTAATAATTCAGATAGAGTTACTACTGAAAAAAGTGCTACATATAGAGGATTTAGTACTGTAAATCCTGAAGCTAGTTCGCATGTATTACATGATATTGCTCTTATAAAACAGGATATTATAAATCATTTTCACATTCGTCAAGGTGAAAAACTTAGTGATCCTGAGTTTGGAACAATTATATGGGACATACTTTTTGAACCGTTAACAGATACTGTTAAAAATGCAATAGTTGAAAATGTTTCAAGAATTGTAAATTATGATCCGCGTGTTCAAGTTAATCAAATTACTGTAGATTCTTACGAAAGTGGCATACAAGTTGAGTGCGAACTTGCCTATCTTCCTTATTCTATAGTAGAAAAAATGCAGTTGAAATTTGATGAGAACGCTGGGTTTATGACGCAGTAATTATATACGCACTTATTATTTTCATATAAATACTGCTATAGATAAGGAATAGCCAATGTCATCTACAGATAGACAAAATAGATTATTATTAGCAGAAGATTGGAAGAGAGTCTATCAGTCTTTTCGTAATGCAGATTTTCAAAGTTATGATTTCGACAATTTACGTCGAACAATGATTCAATACCTTAGGGAAAACTATCCTGAGGATTTTAATGATTATGTTGAATCTAGCGAATACCTTGCGCTAATAGATCTTATTGCATTCCTTGGTCAAAATATTTCTTATCGTATTGATCTAAATGCTCGAGAAAACTACTTAGAACTAGCAGAGCGTCGTGAAAGTGTGTTACGTTTAGCTCGTTTATTATCTTACAATCCTAAGCGTAATCAGCCTGCTAACGGACTACTTAAAATTCAAAATATTAGAACTACTGAAGAAGTTCGCGATAGTAACAATGTTAACTTATCAGGACAAACAATTACTTGGAACGATCCTGCTAATAGTGATTGGTATGAACAGTTTATAAAAGTTTTAAATACTGCACTTCCAACTAATGGAACTTTTGGCCGTCCTACAAAAAAGACAGTTATATCAGGAGTTGATACTGAGCAATATAGATTTAATAGTACTAATACTGATGTACCAACTTTCCAATTTAATAAAACAATTGACGGTAGAGCAGTACGATTTGAAATAGTATCAACTGATATTACTGATACTATT